GTTTGAATGGAAAAGGAGGAAGAATGAGAGGTAATTTAATGGCGAAACGTGTCGACTTTAGTGCGCGTTCAGTAATTACTGCTGATCCAAATATTTCCATTCGAGAATTAGGTATTCCTATGAAAATAGCTAAAAATATTACCAAACCAGTCATTGTGAATAAAATTAATAAAGATTTCTTGACAAAATTAGTTCGAAATGGACCTGAAGTTTGGCCTGGAGCTAAAATGTTGGAAAAACGAAATGGTGAATCAATCACCTTAAAATATTATTTAGATAGGAATTCTATTGTCTTGGAAGAAGGCGACATCGTTCATCGTCATATGATGGATGGAGATGCCGTTCTATTTAACAGACAACCTACTCTTCATAGAATGAGTATGATGTGTCATATTGCTCGTATCATGAAACGAGGTGACACTTTTAGAATGAATGTCGCCGATAGACTTTGTGTCGGCAACAGGGGGCGTTAAAAGCGTGTTACCCCCTAGTAAATAAATCAATAATGAGGCAAAATAATATAAAAATAAAATCTAAATATAAAATAAATGGAAGTAACGGATACAAAACCTTTAGAAAAATGTTGTTCAAAATGTGGTATAACAAAAAATGAAAAATTATTCATTCCCAAACGTAATATATGTAAGGAATGTAGAAATATAAGAAGCAGAGAAAAGTATAAGGCATTAGAAATAAATAATGAAACAGAACAAACATGCAATTTCTGTAACAATACCAAACAGATATCATTATTTATTAAGAATCGAAAGATTTGTATTGACTGTAATAATACAAAACGGCGTTCTAAATATGAAAATGATGAGAATCATCGTATTATTGCTATTCAAAAAGCTACAGAATTTAAACAAAAAAAGATTGCTGAGAAAAACAAAAAGAAAGAAGAAGAATTAGGAACAGATAATAAAAAATGTAAATATTGTGAGAATATAAAAAATAAGTTATGTTTTCGCAATAATAGATTAAAATGTAAAGATTGTGAAAGGGATGAACCTCTTGAGAAATTGAAGAGATTAATTCGTTCAAGAATTATTAGTGCTTTATATAGTAAAAATAAGCACACAATAGAATATTTGGGTTGTAATATACCTGAATATTTAAACTGGCTTTTAAAATATGAACCTAATTATACTCTTGAAAATCGTGGTTCTGAGTGGCATATAGATCACGTTATTCCTTTATCAAGGTTTAATTTAGAAAATGAAGAACAACAATTAATAGCTTTTAATTGGAGAAATACAATGCCTTTATCTCCTTCTGAGAATTTAAAGAAAAATAATAAAATAATAAAATCACAGGTTGAACAACATTATAAAAAATTAGTAGAATATCATACAGAAAATAAACTTGAATTGCCTCAAGTATATATTGATTTATTTGCGACGTCGCCAAATTGACCGGAAGTTCCTTAGAGCCTTTACTACCACTCATTTATGGAAACATTTATGAGGACCACGATTAACAGTCGTACCCAATGGTAAAAAAGTAAAGGATTGGATAATCGGCAGCCAAGCCCCTAACCTCGTTATGGTAAGAGTATGGGGAAGGTTCAGAGAGTAGATGACGACGGGTCCTAAATGAAGGTCTAACCAACCTGATAGGGCACAAGGTGTATTCCAGCCTTACCAGAAATGGTAAGGGCGGCTTGACAAAGCCTTACAATGCTGATTTTGATGGGGATAGACATACGCAAATTCATCTTGTCCCCAACAGAGAGCGTTAAAAGCGTGATACTCTCTAGTTAAATGATTCTAATAAAAAAGCACTTAAAAATAAAATATTCAACTATATTATAATGGAACCATCAAAATATTTAGAACTATCAAAAGTTATTTTAGACAACCCAACCGAAAGATATTGCGAAATATATAAAATTACTAATATCTCAAATGGTAAGATATATGTAGGACAAGCAGTTTCTCATATATTAAATCATAAAAGATATAGACCATATGGACACGAAGGTAGATTTAGATGTCACATTTCAGAAGCATTTTCAAATAAGAAAAATCAATCACATTATTTAAATAATGCCATTAGAAAATATGGTGTTAATGATTTTATTGTTGAATTGATTGAATGTTGTGAAGTTGAAAAATCAGATGAAAGAGAATTACACTACATTAAGGAATTAAATAGTTTATTTCCGAATGGTTATAACCTTAAAAATGGAGGCAGTGTATTTACTCATAGTGATGAAAGTAAAAAACGTGTCTCTAATGGAGTAATAAATTATTTTAAAGATAAAAAATTTGAAAGGTTTAAGGATGTCAAACAAATAGATGATGACATTGAAAAATATATTAAACCATTAAAAAAATATAATGAGCAATATGGTTGGTATGTTTATATAGATAGAATTAAAGCTGATTTTGGTGGAGTTCATATTTCATTAGAAGATAGCAAAATAAGTGCAGTTGAATTTATAAAAAATTTAAAGAATCATTTAGCAACACATTCAAATTGACGGGAAATTCCTTAGAGCCTTTGCTACCACTTACATTTGGAAACTTTTGTAAGGAACTCGGTTAATAGCCGAACCCAATGGTAAAAAAGCAAAGGATTGGATAATCCGCAGCCAAGCCCCTAACCTCGATATGGTAAGAGTATGGGGAAGGTTCAACGACTAGATGTTTGTGGGTCTCATATGATAGTTTAACCAACTTGATGAGGCATAAGGTATAGTCTAGCTTTACGAGAAATCGTAAGGGTTCTCCATCTGGAGATGAATTTGCATATGCCACAGGATCCAGAATCCGAAGCAGAATTAAAAAATTTGGCAGCAGTACCATATCAAATCATAAGTCCAGCCAATAATTCTTCCATTATTGGTATTTATCAAGATTCAATGCTTGGTTCGTATTTATTTTCAAAAGAAGGTGTAAAATTTACACCAAGACAAGCAATGAATTTACTGATGATGTTTAATGGAATAAATGCTAACACTCTTTTACAAGATATAGAGAAAAATGGAACAGTTAGCAATTATGATATTTTAAGTCAAATTATGCCACCATTATCAGTAAATAATAAGATTGAAATTAATAATGGAAGATATTTACGTGGACAGATGGATAAAGGTGTATTAGGTGGAAGAACAAGAGGTTTGTTACAGAGAATTTGTAACGAATTTGGTAATATGGCTTCCGCTAAATTTATTGATGATTTACAAAATGTTGTTACTGAATACATGAAATCAGCTGGTTTCAGTGTAGGCATTAGTGATTTAATTTCAAATCAAACTACAAATGATGAAATTGTAAAAGTAATTACCAATAAAAAAACGGAGGTTAAAAATCTAATTGATAAAGTTCAATTAGGTATTTTTGAAAATAATACTGGTAAAACAAATGAAGAAGAATTTGAAACGCAAGTTAATAGTATTTTAAATCAAGCAACATCAGAAGCTGGTAAAATTGGATTAAAAAATTTAGCACAAGGAAATCGCTTTGTTGAAATGGTGAAAGCAGGTTCCAAAGGTTCAGATTTAAACATATCATTTATGATTTCTTGTCTTGGACAGCAAAACGTAGATGGTAAACGTATACCATATGGATTTGAACATAGAACTTTACCACATTTTACAAAGTATGATGATTCTCCTGGAGCTCGTGGTTTCGTCGAAAGTTCTTATATTAATGGTCTAACTCCACAAGAACTATTTATGCATGCCATGGGTGGTCGTGTTGGTCTTATTGATACTGCTGTAAAAACTTCTACTACTGGTTACATTCAGAGAAGACTTATTAAAGGTCTTGAAGATTTAATGGTTAATTATGATATGACAATTAGAACAAATAAAAATAAGATTGTCCAATTTCAATACGGTGATGATGGAATAGACACCACTAAAGCAGAAGATCAAGAAATACCCATTGTTGAAATGAGTTCCCAAGATATTTATAATCATTATTTAATTCCTGAAGAAACAGGCAAAGTAAAGACTTTGAGTAATATATTCTTAAAAAATACATTAACAAGAATGAAGAAACAAAATGAAGAATATGCTGTACAAATGAATGATATGGTATCAGAAATGATGAAAATGAGGGAAGTAATTATTAAGAATGTTTTTAAAAATAAAGGCGAAAAAACTGTGAGTTGTCCAGTTTGTTTTAGCTATATTATTAATACAATTCAAGGACAATGTGGAATATCTTCATCTTCGTTAGTTGATATAACACCACTTGAAGCTTATCAACTTATCAATACATATTACGAAAATTTAAATAAAAATTACTATTCACCACCCACTAAATTATTCAAAGTATTATATTATTATTATCTTTCACCAAAAGAACTACTTGTCGTTAAACGTTTTAACAAAAATTCTCTGATATTATTACTTGATACAATTACAATTGATTATAAAAGAGCGATTGTAACGCCTGGAGAAATGGTTGGAATGATCGCAGGTCAAAGTATTGGAGAAGTGTCAACTCAGATGACTTTGAACACTTTCCATTTTGCCGGTGTAGCTTCTAAATCCAATGTAACTCGTGGTGTACCAAGAATTGAAGAAATATTGTCTTTGTCCAGTGAAATAAAAAATCCATCTTTAAGTATTTATTTAAAACCTGAAGATCAAAGGCAAAAAGATAAAGCACATACAATTATGTATATGCTTGAGCATACAAAATTACAAGAAATTGTAAAATCAACAGAAATATGTTTTGACCCTGACGATCTTAATACTTTAATCTCTGAAGATAAAGATTGTATTGAACAATATAAAGCTTTTGAAAATTTAGTAGATGAATGTAATGAAGTAAATCTTGAATCTGGTGAAACAGAGAAATCTAAATGGATAGTTAGAATGATAATGGATCCTGAAGTAATGCTTGAAAAGAATATTACAATGGACGATGTTAATTTTACACTTAAAAGTTGTTACGAAGAACAAATTAGTTGTATTTATTCTGATTTTAATTCAGAAAAACTGGTATTCAGAATTAGAATGAATGATGTTCTTAAATCAAGTAGCAATAGAGGCGGACAAAAGAAAACAAAAGTAAATCCTCTTGATCAATCTGATCAAATTTATATTTTAAAGAATTTCCAAGATCAACTTCTACAAAAAGTTGTATTAAGAGGCATTGAAGGTATTAATAAAGTTATTTTAAGAAAAGTTCTGGATAATGTAGTAGAAATAAATGGTTTATACAAGAAACAAGATATCTGGGTACTTGATACAATCGGCACCAATTTATTAGAAGTCCTTGGACTTGATTATATTGATAATACCAGAACCTTAAGTAATGATATTGTAGAAATTTATGATGTACTTGGCATTGAAGCAGCCAGACAAGCAATTTATAATGAATTGGTCGATGTTGTTGAATTTGATGGTACTTATATTAATTACCACAACTATAGTGTTTTAGTTGATAGAATGACATTTACACATAAATTAATTTCCATCTTTAGACATGGTATTAATAATGATAATATTGGACCAATTGCTAAGGCTTCTTTTGAGGAGACTCCAGAGATGTTCTTAAAAGCAGCAAGACATGCTGAATTAGATACGTTAAGAGGTGTATCAGCGAATGTTATGTGTGGTCAAGAAGGGTATTTTGGAACAGCAGCATTTCAAGTTGTTTTAGACATTGACGAGATGCAGAAATTGGAAGCGTCCAGTGAATATAAATATATAAATGTAGACGAAGAAATAGAAAAATTCTTTGGAGATGTTGATAACCCACAAGACCCTTGTAGTGTTAGTAAAATTAATATTCAAAATAATGTGATAACTATTAAAGGAGAAAATTTAGGAAATGATAATGATAATTATAATCCTGGATTTTAGATATATTAAATTAATAATATAAATTTAATAATATAAATATAAATAATTATATTATTTAATATGCTTACATATAATAAAATAATATATAAATTAATAAATTTTGATAACAATATTTTTTGTTTAAATTATGATGATTCGGATAAAATAGATGGAATGTTAAAAATTTTTTTTAAAA